ACAACAGGCCTCCGTCACAGCAGCCTCACCGTGCTCCGCCTTGATGAGGGTCCAGCTCTGCTGGCCAGCCACGGCGGCAAAGCCCCGTCTCACACGAGACAGGAATTCCCACCCTCCCGCCTCAATGCGGTCGGACGACTGCCCGCCACGGCGCCGGATCGACTCGGCCACGGACACATCCAGCCAGAGGGTGAGATCGGCCATCAGGCCGCCTGTGGCCAGAAACTCCAGTGCTCTAATCAGGCCCAAGTCCAAGCCCCTGCCATAGCCCTGATAGGCGGCGGTCGATCCGGTGAAGCGATCGCACAGCACCCAATCCCCAGCTTCAAGCGCTGGCCGCAGGACGGTTTCGACGTGCTGGGCCCGATCGGCGGCATACAGCAGCAGCTCTGCACGGGGCACCGGGGCCGCTTCCCCAGGAGGGTGCAGCAGCAGCTCCCGCAACGCCTGGCCCAGGGCGGTGCCCCCAGGCTCACGGCTCACAACCACGCGGGCGCCGGGGGGCATCAGGCCGCTGGTGGGTAGCCATTGGCGCAAGGCCTCCAGTTGCGTGGTCTTGCCACAGTTGTCGATCCCTTCGAGGACAATGAAGCGGCCACGGGCTGGGGTTGGGTTGGTCATGCCTCCCCCTCTCCCTCATGTGTCTCCAGTCCACGGGCATTGATCTGCAGCATCACCCGACGCTCATCCTCCGGCGTCAGGCCAGCAGCGGCGATGGCGTCAACCACGGCGGCGACGGTCTTGCGTTCGGTGCGACGTTCGGCGGCGGCATCGCTGAAGTCATCACGGAAGAATGGATGATGGGTCAGGAACCAGGTGGCAGCCGTGGTGCTGCCGTTGGAGGATTGTTCCTTAAGATTGGTAAGGTAGTTTTTGCCCGTATTTATCCATCCTTCATGGATGGTGTTACGAAACTGTGCTCGCAAATCATCGTCCGGAAGGTCTTTCCCCTCTTTGATCCAGCAGTGGGCGGTCTTCCTGCTAATTCCAAGGCTTGCCGCGATCATCGTCACGGTCGCTCCTGTTTCCGCCATGGTTCCAGCCCCTTTGACCATGGCGGCTGTCAGCAAGGATGGGCGGCCACCGGCTGACACAGGCGATAACGCGGCGTTACGGTCGTGCATAGTCTAAGCCATTCCTGCGGTTTTGGAAGGGTATCGGTCAACCGCGCGATGCTCGGACGGTTTGATCCCCGTTGTAGCGGCCAGTTTCTGCGTAGCTTGCCAATGGCGTCGAATCCATCTTCATAAACTTCATCTGCCCGATCTTGAGCCCTGGGTAGATGCCAATCCAGTGAAGCTGGCGCACGTTCTTCAGTTCAAGGGTCAGGCGGGAACCGTTCCAGCCTGGATCGCACCATCCAGCAAACAGATGCTGCAATCCCTCACGGGCGCGGGATGACTTCAGCACGAACTGCGCGGCGATGCAATTAGGCAGGTTGAAAATGGGTTCAGCTTCGGCCAGCAGGAATTGCCCTGGCACCACGCGATAGGGATTTGCTGGGGTGTGGTTGGCAATGCAGTAAGGCACAAGGCCTGGTCCTTCGCTGGACTCGATCAGGATGTTCGATCCCAGCCGAAGGTCCAGACTTGCGGGATTTAGAAGTTCGGGGTCAAAGGGTACGACCATGCCCGATTCGCAAAGGGCACGGATTTGGAAGTCAGCCAGGACAGTCATTTGGTGATGGGTTCGTAGATAGCGCGGGCTTGGTGCTGGGCGATCTGGCGGAGGTCCGTCCAGTAGGGCGCTTCGTGATTGGGGGGCAGGATCAACGCCTCTGGAGTGCCGTTGGTAGAGCGCACTTCCAGGATGCGCAGGCCCCAGCCGGGTTGCTTGGGGGTGGTCACGGTTGCGACCCCCCACGCGGGTGACACCCAACCCCATCAAGCCAGTCGGCGGTAGTGCTGCTGCCACCGTGCCGCTCGCGCAGAAGCTGAGCGATGACAGCAGCGTGGCGGGCCGATGCCGCTCGGCAATGAGTGCAAGGTGCTGCACAAGAGTTGGGGCACACCGCCAGGGCCAGTCGGTCGGAGAGGGTGGAGTCAGCCATTGACCCCTTCCAGCTCAATGGCGGTGGCGATCATTTCGGCGCGAATGCGCATGCACTCCCTAGACATCGGCGTTGGCAATCGCGTTGGCAGAGGCATAGGAGCCACCTGGTCAGCTAGCAGCCGGACTACAGCCGCGGCACCAGCGCGGCACGTTGCGCAAATGTCTGGGCAGCCCCTCCAGCCTTCGGATCGTTCCCGTGGGTATCGCTCTAGGCAGATCGCACGGGCCAGGGCTTTGGCGTGATCGGGGTCAGTTTCGACTTCGGAAAGCAGGTGCGGGGTGTCGCTCATGGGACCTTGCTGGGTGATTGGGTCGGCGCCACCGGGGATGGCGGTAGCGGGGTGAAGTGGGTGTGATAGCCAGGCCAGTCGCTGTCGTTGGGGGTTCCGGCATATGGGGGCTCAACAACCGGAAACCGCCACCAGAGAACCGGGCCGTCATCCTCGTGGTACTGCTCGGCAGGGATGGCGACCTCTGGGGCCAAAACCTGGCGGGCGTTGTCCACCACATACTGCAACGAATCACAGCCAAACTGCGGATGCCACCACTGGCAGTCAACCAGCTGGGCGCCATTTGCAATTTCCTTACCAGAATCCGTGGCGAGTTCGTAGGCCGGGTGTAGCAGGGAGGCAAGGGTGCTCATGGGCCCACCTCCCGGTCCACCGGCTCAACCCACGGCAGCCCGATCACATCGAACAACTCCCGTTCGGTGCGGCAGGGGACAACTGACCCGTCATTGCGGCGCAGCAAACCGCCTTCGGAGTGGAAGCCGGCACGCTTCCAGCCGGCAGCCAGCCGCTTATGCGACCAGTCGGCAGAGCCCGTCCTGATGGCCAGAATCAGGCCGTAGCCGTCTGGGTGAGGCATGAACAGATCCAACTTCAAACCGGAAGGGAGCAGCCGCTGGGTGTAGCGGCCATCAGGGCTGCCCTTGAGCCCAGGCCACTGCTCAATAGCCTGCGCAAAGCCACCGGCAAACAGCGGCGTCGACTCGAGGGGACTGCGATCAGGCAGGCATACGATCTCCAGGTCGCCGATCGTTGGGCGCTGGCGGCGACCACTGCCGGCAAGGTCGGCTTTGTGGCAGTGGGGCCGCAGGATGGCCAGCGTGTTGGCGGCAATATCCAGGGCTTCGGTCAGGGGGATGCGGGGACCGGCGCTCATGGCTTCACCCCCAACGCGGGCGTTTGTACAGCCAACCACTCTTCCACGGCAGCCAGTGCTGGCGGAGGAATCAGGTGGCTGCTGACGGGATGCCAGTGGTAGTGACTCCAGCCGCCTTCCCTTCGGGGGCTCCAAGAGCAGTTTTGGTCAAGGAGAACGCGCTGATCAATGCGCCGGCGAAACCGCACTATCCACTCCCCGTTGAGGGTGGCATAGTCCCAGTCGGTGACGGTAAGGCCGATAGACGGGTCGGTATAGATGGTTTGCTCAAGTGTGCTCATAGCTTCACTCCCGCCCCAGGCGCTGGCACGGGATTAGCCTTCAACCAAGCCATCGCAATGACATGGGTCTGGGTGTCGGGCTTGGGGCGCCACAGCCCCTCAACCCATCCACGGCCATTCCATGCGGCATGTCGTTCCTTGGTGCGACCGCCAAGGGTTGAGAATGCGAATCTGAGGGTCCATCGGCCTAGTGCGGGTCTGGCGGTGAGGATTAGGTGCCAGTCGTCGTCGGTGAGGCCGTCGTAGGCGGTTTGGGTGGTCATAGCTTCCCTCCTTGAATCATGGCATCATCCACCGCAAAAGCAAAGCTATCTTCAATGCTTGCCAAGGCGATATCATCGAGCAAATCGCCTTGATCGGGCTTTCTGGTATCTTCTACGGCGATTTCCATATTTTTAATAGCTTGGTTAAAGTAAGGTTTCTTTAGCTCGATACCAATGCCACGGCGACCTAGCGACACAGCCCCATACACTTCGCTACCAACTCCCATGAATGGAGTAAGCACTGTCTCTCCAATGTTCGACCTTAAGCAAATAGCGCGGTCAATTACATCCAGCTGCAGCGGGTGAACGTGTTTTTCGTCATCGGGGTCCTTGGCGTCACGAAAGGGAAGCACTCGTCCCATATTGATATCATCCCAAATGGAAGACGCATAGCGCCGCCAGATCCAGTGACTGAAGCGGTTTTCGGTCTGCTTCCCTTTCCACCCTTTGTAGCGGTGCAGATCTTGCGGGATCGGACACTCCCCGGCGTAGTGATCTAGTCCCGTGTGGTTTGCTATCGGTAT